TGCAGTGCAAACTGCATGAGCAACCTTATTAATCAATCCAGTGATTTTAAATCTGGACTCTTGCCCATTCGATCGAACTACGCAAAGATGTCAAATCCCATGCGAGCTCCACGCGCCCCCCTGACAGGTGTGAGAGGACTGATAGAGGCTGTGTGCCCTATCGCCCGCTTTGACCCCAATGATCCTGAGTATCTCAGGAGAAAGAAGGAGTACAGGAGCCTTGATCTACTGCTGGCAGCATTGGTGGAATCTGGTGTGGATTTGGAGTTGACGGACTCTGTATTGGTGCAGAGCTCATTGACAAAAGACTACACTCAGAACCACATTGATGCCAAGCGAGGCCTGTATATCGCACCTCGGGGGAATATGACAGCTCGTGTGGACTCCAGGGAGGCTGCGCTTTTGGTGTGCCATATGTTCCAGACCCTGTCAGATACGGGTCTCTATGAAGGGGATCCCTTCTGCAGGGAGACGGTCAGGGATAGGATGCACATCACTTTGGCAGCAGCCGGAGGAGCTGAGAACTCCATGGGGCGCCTTATAAAGGCGTACCCCAAGAAGGGCTCAGAAAGCGGACTTCAGGTGCCATCCGTGCAGGAGGCACGTGATGCGGTGAGACGGTGTGGACTCTACATCCAGGATCACCCCAAGTCCTACCTGAGGGCTTGGCCGCTTCTTCCAAGGGATGAGACAGGGCAGGGACTTTTGGTAAACAAGCACAGCAGCAATGGCATTCCGGTGGGGCGCAGCATGAGCGACCCAGAGGCTGCCTCTATCTGCATGGGCCTGGCTGTCCAAGTCCGTCGAGATATGGTGTCCCATGTCCGATCGGGAGAGTCGGTGCAGGACCTGTACGAAGAGTGGATGGAGACCGCTCCTTACATGGTGGTCTGCCGGGGCAAGGCGAAAGAGGACAACTACAAGATTGAGAGGCTGAAGGGGGCACAGATGCGCTTCTACAATGTATTGCCAAGGCATTTGTTGTTGAATGTGCAGGTGGCTACGCAGCCCCTGGAAGACTTGTGCCGCAGCATTCACCAAGCGGCCGAGAGTTGGACCTCTCAAGGCATCACCCTCACGGATGGTGGAGCTGACAAGTTAGTGCGAGTATTGCAGGAGCGGTTGGACGAATATGGCTATGCCTATACCCACATGGGTGATGACTCATGGGTCATCAAGCGTGTGGGCAGGAAGCTGGTCATGTTCGCCCTGGATGGGTCAAATTTTGACTTGACCCAGCACAGCGATGTGACACTCAATGCCCACTATGCCATTTGGGAGCAGCTGAGCCTCATTGATGATCTGGCAGCGGACCTGTGGAGGTGCATCATGCGGAAACGCCTGGTGATCCTGACACAAGCCGTGACGGCAAAGATGAAGCATGCTGGCCCCAGTGGAGCGGCGCTACAGAGTAAGGTGAATGATGTACTGATGGATATCTGCATCAATCGAGTGTTGCAGGCCGACATTGACTGGATCAATGGCGGAGAGGTGGATGAGCTGCTGCAGAAGGTGGGAAAGGGTCTACATTTTGACATTCGCGTGGAGCAGCACCATGTGGAGGAGGTGGCAACCATCAAGGAGTTCCTTGAGCGGCGACCGTTCCTGTACATTGGTATGTACTTCCATGTGTTGGATGGCATGGTGTATCCCTTCACCGACCTTCCCAGGACAATGGCACAGATGCGTTTCCCGGGCCTGAAGTGGGAGAGGAGTGCTGAGATGTTCCAGACAACAGAGGCGATGCGGCTGGCGGCACTTTATGTGAGTGCTGGCGTACCGCCTCGGAAGTTGGAACCACTGATGGAGATGTGGAGGGAGACAGCGATCAGGCTATTGGAGAAGTCCTTGAGGGACAGTGGCGATACGGAGGATCCCAGATTGCGCTGGGCAGTCTCTGAGAGCCCTTTTGGGCCAGACGCTACAGGGTCAGTTAGTGGGTTGCTGGACAAGCTGCGACACTATGAGGAGAAATCCCCATGGCGGAGCCAGGAGCTGCCTTCCACTAGTGTGATGATCCCTGTGGGCAGTCTATCGCTCTGGGCAGAGGAGGTGGAGAACACAGAGGCAGAGGCCTTTGGCCCTGCACCCCAGATCCCAGGAGAGACCAAGGCACAGGCGAGAGCCATCATACGACGACCCAAGCACACACACCCCACCACTATGAGAAATATTGGTCGGAGGCCC